ACATCTAACGCACTAGACAAAGGTGGGGAAAACTTTAAAAAACTATATGGAGCATCAGACGTTACTAAGCGAAACAGAAATGGACAGACAGCGTCTGGCTTATATTCTCTTTTTATCCCAATGGAGTGGAACTACGAAGGATTTATTGATGAGCACGGAAGCCCAGTCTTCAATACTCCGGATCATGAAGTCTTCGATCCACATGGGGAATTAATAGACATAGGCGTTATAGACAGTTGGCAGAACGAAGCTGACGGTTTAAAAAATGATCAAGATGCACTAAACGAATTTTACAGACAGTTTCCAAGAACTACTGAGCATGCGTTTAGAGATGAAACTAAAAATAGTATATTTAACTTAGTTAAACTATACGAGCAAATAGATTACAACGAAGAAATGTCTAGAACTTTAGGTATTACTAGAGGTAATTTTCAATGGGTTAATGGTGTAAAAGACTCTGCAGTTATATTTTATCCAGATCCAAAAGGCAGGTTTAAAATAAGTTGGGTACCACCAACAAATATACAAAACAAAGTTGTAATAAAAAACGGTATTAAGTACCCTGGTAATGAACATATGGGCGCTTTTGGTTGTGATAGTTACGATATATCAGGAACAGTAGATGGTGTAGGTTCTAAAGGCGCGTTACACGGCTTAACTAAGTTTAGCATGGAAGATGCACCAGCCAATACATTTTTCTTAGAATACTTAGCTAGACCACAAACCGCAGAAATATTTTTTGAAGACGTTCTAATGGCATTAGTATTTTATGGGATGCCTATACTTGCAGAGAACAATAAACCCCGTCTGTTGTATTATTTACGAAGACGTGGTTACAGAGGTTTTAGTATGAATAGGCCAGATAAAATATGGAATAAGCTTTCTACAGCTGAAAAAGAAATAGGTGGTATACCTAACTCAAGTGAAGATATAAAACAAGCTCATGCCGCGGCTATTGAAATGTATATTCAAAGCCACGTAGGTATGGCACAAGATGGTACTTTTGGTAATTGTTATTTTAATGAATTATTAAATGATTGGGCTAAATTTGACATAAACAAAAGAACAAAGCATGATGCATCTATAAGTTCTGGTTTAGCTATAATGGCTAACAACAGACATTTGTACAGGCCAAATGCTAAAATAGAAAAACCAAAACTAAATATAAGTATTGCTAAGTATACAAATAAAGGTAGTACATCAAAATTAATTAAAAAATAAATATGATTGTAAAAAGTTATTTTCCTTCTCAAGTTGTAAGTGATCTGGAAAAAATGAGCTATGATTATGGTTTAAAAGTAGCTAAAGCTATTGAAGCAGAGTGGTTTCACACTGAAAGAGGCAGCAATAGATATAGAACAAATCATAACAATTTTCACAACCTAAGATTGTATGCTAGAGGTGAACAATCAACACAAAAATATAAAGATGAGTTATCTATAAATGGTGATTTGTCTTATCTTAATTTAGACTGGACACCAGTACCTATTATACCTAAGTTTGTAGATATAGTTGTAAACGGTATTGCAGAAAGAACATACGATATAAAAGCTTACTCACAAGATCCATATGGCGTTACTAAACGTACTGAGTATATGGAGTCGATACTTAAAGATATGAAAACTCAAGAGCTTGCAGATTTTGCCGAGCAACAAATGGGTATTGATATTAGAGAAAATAAAAAAGAAGAGTTACCTGGTTCTGAAGAAGAGTTAAAGCTGCACATGCAACTAACCTATAAGCAAGCTGTAGAGTTAGCAGAAGAACAAGCTTTATCTGTTTTATTTGAAGGTAATGAATACGAGCTTATAAAGAAAAGGTTTTATTATGATTTAACAGTTTTAGGTATAGGCGCTGTAAAAACAAACTTTAACACTTCTGAAGGTGTTACTATAGATTATGTTGATCCAGCTGATTTAGTTTACTCATATACTGAATCACCTTATTTTGATGATATATATTATGTTGGTGAAGTAAAAAGCATACCTTTTAATGAGCTTATAAAACAATTTCCACACTTAACACACGAAGACTTAGAAGATATAGCTAAAAATAAAAATTACAATAAGTCAAATTATAATCAAGGCTATGATTACAGCCAAGAAGACACTAATAAAGTTCAAGTTTTATATTTTAATTATAAAACATATATGAACGAAGTTTACAAAGTAAAAGAAACAGGTAGTGGTGCTGATAAAATATTGCCTAAAGACGATACTTTTAACCCGCCAGAAGATGATGGTAATTTTAGCAAACTACAAAAATCAATAGAGTGTTTATATGAAGGTGCTTTAATACTAGGTACTGAAAAATTACTTTCTTGGGAAATGTCTAAAAACATGATGAGACCTAAAAGTGATTTTACTAAGGTAAAAATGAATTATAGTATTGTAGCACCTAGAATGTATAAGGGTAAAATTGAATCTTTAGTAAAGCGTGTTACTGGTTTTGCAGACATGATACAGCTTACACATTTAAAGTTACAGCAAGTATTATCACGCATGGTGCCTGATGGTGTTTATTTAGATGCTGATGGTTTGGCTGAAATAGATTTAGGTAATGGTACAAACTATAATCCGCAAGAAGCTTTAAATATGTTCTTCCAAACAGGTTCTGTTATTGGTAGATCGTTTACAAGTGAGGGTGATATAAACCCAGGTAAAGTACCAATACAAGAGATAACTAGTGGTAGTGGTGGTAACAAAATGCAAGCGTTAATTGGTAATTATAATTATTACTTACAAATGATAAGAGATACTACCGGGCTTAATGAAGCTAGAGATGGTAGCATGCCAGATAAAAATGCTTTAGTTGGAGTGCAGAAATTAGCTGCAGCTAATAGTAATACTGCTACAAGACATATATTACAAGCTGGTTTATTTTTAACATCTGAAACTGCTAAATGTTTATCGCTAAGAATATCTGATATTATAGAGTACTCACCAACAAAAGACGCTTTTATACAGCAAATTGGTAATCACAATGTTGCTACGCTTGAAGAAATGTCAGAATTACACCTTTACGACTTTGGTATATTTTTAGAGCTAGCACCAGACGAGGAAGAAAAAGCGTTGTTAGAAAACAATATACAAGTTGCAGTTGCACAACAAGCTATAGATTTAGAAGATGCTATTGATCTTAGAGAAATAAAAAATATAAAACTTGCTAATCAATTGTTAAAAATACGTAGAGCTAAAAAGTTACAAAGAGATCAAATGATGCAACAGCAGAATATGCAAATGCAAGCGCAAACAAATATGCAAACTCAACAAGCTGCTGCTCAAATGGAAGCTCAGAAAAACCAAATGAAATCACAAGCAGAAGCACAGCTAATTCAAATGCAAGCTCAAATAGATTCTCAAAAAATGCAGCAAGAAGTCCAGCATAAAAAAGAATTAATGAATATAGAGTTTCAAATGAACATGCAGTTAGAGAATAACAAAAACCAAACTGTTAGCGCTAAAGAAAAAGAGAAAGAAGATCGTAAAGATCAAAGAACAAAAATACAAGCTACACAACAAAGTGCGCTTATAGATCAAAGAAAAAATGAAAAACCACCTAAAAACTTTGAGTCTGCAGGTAATGATACCTTAGGAGGCGGATTTAATTTAGGTGCATTTGATCCTAGATAAAAATTATTAACTATTATTATATTATATTATGGAAGAAAACAATGAAAACGTAGTTGAAAAAACTACACAAGCAACTAAACAACCAGTTGAAGAAACTAAAAAACCAAACATTAATGAAGATGGCGATTACGTTGTTGATTTAAATAAACCAGAAGAAAATGAAACTAAAGAAGATAACACTGACGACAACAGAGTGGTTGAGCTCGTTGAAGATGCCAACACCACAGAAAAACAAGAAGAAGTACAATCGGAAGCTGAAACACAAGAAACTCCAGTATTAGAAGAGATAACTGAAGAAGAAGTTAAAGAAGAAGCAGAAGAATTAGCTGAGGAAATAGTAGAAGCTAAAGAAACCGATAAAGCAATACCTGAGAATTTACAAAAAGTTGTAGATTTTATGGAAGAAACTGGTGGTACACTAGAAGACTATGTAAGACTTAATCAAGATTTTTCTAGTTATGATGACATGACGATACTCAAAGAGTATTATAAACAAACAAAATCTCACTTAACATCTGATGAAATAGATTTTTTAATTGAAGACTCGTTTTCATATGATGAAGAAGTTGATGAAGAAAGAGAGATTAAAAAGAAAAAGATAGCGTTAAAAGAGCAAGTTGCCAACGCTAAAAGCCACTTAGACGGGCAAAAGTCTAAATACTATGAAGAAATTAAAGCTGGTTCTAGGTTAACTGCCGAACAACAAAAAGCTGTAAACTTCTTTAATAGATATAACAAAGAGTCGGAAGAGACTAATAAAATAGCGGAAAAACAAACTAACACTTTTAAATTAAAAACTCAACAAGTTTTTAACGATAAATTCAAAGGTTTTGAATATAACGTCGGAGAT